GTAGCAGACGAGCGCTTGAGATCAGCGAAAGACATAATTATTCTCCTTGTATGTCGTTGTGTACGTTATATTAGTCGTTATATTTAATTGAGAGATATTTAGCCCCGCCATCCCAAGGCATGAATGAAATATCAGAATATTCGATATCATGGTTGGTAAAACGTGGGACAAATTCCTCTCGTATGTATTTATCATTATCGATACCAAAGATCTCATTAGAATATGCAATTAGCCAATTTTTTGTTTGGCCGATCTTTGACATGATATCATTACGAAGGTCGACTGGCATCTCGGTGAATGACCAAGTACCAATCATCAGATCTGCATCAAACAGATCATTCACATCAGAAGTATGTACGATGTTGGTATGTCCCAACTGATCGTGATACCACTTCTGAACTGCACCGACTTCAGCAAAATCGTAAATTACGTACTTGCCTTTGAAGCCAAGCTTGTAGACGATATCAGCCATGTCGCCAATGCCGCCGCCAAGTTCTACAATCGTGTCCAGCTTTGCCAGATCTTCTGGAGTCCACTTGTTCAAAACAAGGTGAGCCATATGTTGGATACGATTCATTGAGGTTGTAAAGTCTTCGAACAGATTATAGATACCACGATCTTGTTCGGTAATCCCTACATCGGGATCTTCGAGTGCGTAACGAATTCGACGATCTTCTTTCGCAGCCGGAAGAACTGCAGCAAAGTAATCGAAGAATCGAGCTCGAGTCATAAAAGGAACTGACATCACAGATGCCCAGACCTTAAAGCGTTCTTTAGGAAGATTCTCAAAATCCTCAGCAAACACTTCACACATCACATTCCAATAGTTGCCATCATTTACTTGCTTGGCAGCCATCATCTTTTCAAATGTTTCTTTAGAAGAAGCTAGAGGAGCTTGAGCAGTCATTGCCGGATTAGCCGGAGTAGTAGAGTAACGAAAATATTCAGACATCAATCACCTGCAAATTTATCTTTCAGTATTTTACGACACTTGAACATGTCATAATGAAAGAATGGTTTATACTTACTTAGCTTTTTATATATGCTCGGCCAGAGAACACCATCTTCAATCTTCTTATTCCAGTGGCCAAAGAAACCAAGAATATCATTTAGAATAATAATAGTCTCAATCGAGATTTCTCTACGTAAGTATTGTTTAAGTAAATATGGGTGTTGCCCATTCTTTACAATAACATTATCGTCAAAATCTGTCAACAGTTTATTTAGGTCTTGCTCAAAAATATACGAAAGAGATTGCTGTCGCTTGAGCCAGTCAGCATAGAGCTTTTCAGACTTATCATCAAACAAATCGCCAATCCATTTCAAGTCACCATCAACAAAGTTGGCAACTAGATATTGGAGTGGGTTCTTATGTTTGGAGAGTTTGTAAAATTGGTACTTGTCTTTACGAGTCTCGAAGCTCGTAGAACTTGCATTCACTTTACCATTGTACTTAATGTAATCATAACTATCACTGGTAAAGTGGCTTTTGACCGCAAGGAAAGTCTTATAAGACTCGAACGGCGTCATACTGGCAGTCGGGCTGTCTTAGGAAGATAGTTAAGATCTTCAGCAGCCGACTGAAGTTTTGATTTGATTTTAATATTGTTCTTGATAATTGAAGCAGCAGCCTCAATTTCAATATTATTCTTTTCACAAAGGTGGACGACGGCATCCATGTAATCTAAATTATACGTCTTCACAAGATTTTCGATCTCTTTAATAAACTTTTCATTAGACATAGTCTTTTGAAAGATAACGTCGTCCACCATAATAAATCATCCTCTATAAAAAATATGTGCACCAATCTTAGTTGTACGATCAAAGACTCTACCCCAACGAGGACTTACGTAGTCGGCGTGGTAGAACTTTGCACCTTTAGTTACGTCACCGTAATTTCCTAGGTACACGTGTTCGGCGATTTCTTTTGCTTTTGCGAAAGCTACACCGTCACGAATTCGCTTTCCTCCCTCACACTTCCATGAAAATTGGCATACGCCTCGAGCTTTTTGGTTAATTACTCCGCATGGTGTTTTTGGGAATCTATCATCTTTGACGCGGTTTAACACAACATTGTTAACCGCAATCCTACCTTTGTAGGGTTCATGGCCAGCTTCAAAGTAGGTATTCTCGGCCATGCATTGGATTTGTTTTTTATCGTTTGCGCTCAGATAAACTGGCTTTTTTACGATAACTTCTTTTTCGATTACCTTGACTTCAGGTACCTTAACAATCTTGACTTCTGGTTCCTTGGTTGGCATTGCAACTGCTGCGCCTGCAGCAAGAGCAAGACCGAGGCAGAATCCTTCAGCCCAGCGCAGGTACGGGAAATCTTTTCTATTTTCGAAAAGTTTCATTTGTATCCTCTAATCTTAAATGACTTTGGCAAACAGAGACTACTTTGCAGGCATCTCAGCCTATAGTTTTTCTGTCGCTATGAGAAGATACAAAAAGAAATAACGAAGGTATCTTCCATCCATTTCCCTCTTACTGGAAATGCAAAATCATTATGGTTTCGTCGGTGGAATTATTGTGCATCTGAGATGTTAGATAATTCCGCTTTCTATAGCCCTAAGACTTGAAGCTTTGTAAGAGTCAATGGAGGTTCCAACCTCCGTTGCGATATTTTATTTATACACCATAGATCTATAAATGTCAACCACTCGTGGTGTTTCTAGAACAACTCGTGGTAAAGAGTAAAACATTTATAAATAGATGTGACTCGCGGTTTCGGACACCCAGTCACTCTAACACTTTCTAGGAGTATCAGCATGACTATATATACAGGCTACGTTTATCTTTGGTATGATACCAAAGCAAAGTTCTTTTATCTTGGTGGCCACAAGGGTCGTATAAAAGATTCTTATATATGTTCTAACAAAATGATGTTAAGAGCATATAAGAAACGGCCAGAAACTTTCAAACTCCGTATATTAGAATATGTTTATGGTGACAATAAAGCTTTGCGTGAAGCAGAACAGCGTTGGTTAAACATGATTAAGGATACCGAGTTATACTGGACTCCCAATATTAATAATAAAACTGTTAGATATTATAATCAAAAGAAACACTCTTCTGGTGGAAATGGTTCTGCAAATAAAGGCAAATCACATCCAGCATGGAATAAAGGCCTTAAAGGTGTACAACCATATTCCGAAGAAACGCGTTTAAAAATGTCTCAAAAAAAGAAAGAATATTGGGCCAAGAAAAGGTTGGGAGATTCTGTTTCCACGCTCTCCCAGGGCGCATTTGAATTAAGCCGCTAGGGCGAATTCAACAGGCGAATTATCGTTCGCTGCATTTAGTTTAATGGCACTTTGCCAGTCATTCAGTCTCGAACCGCCCTATTTCATCCCAGTCGATCCTAGTTCACCCCCATCAACTGCACAGTTGACCCACTTACTTATTCAACTATTCCACCGGCAGGTTCTAGAATACCTGTGAGGGAAGTGCAGATGGTGGAGGTGGCGGGTACTGCCCCCGCGTCCTCGGAACCTTTATTGTTGATTGTCAACAACTGATATTCTATTTATATACTAGATTGATTTAAATGTCAAACATTAATTGCACCAAGATTGCTTTGCGTCGCCATAATATTCACGAGCAAAACCATTCTTGATAAGCAGATCACGAAGGCTCATACCATCAAGCAAAATATCGCCAAGAATACGGCCGCCAAACTTGTCCCAATCGTATAGAACAACCTGATGCTTCTTTGTCGCAGCAATTACGTCTTTTGTAAAGACAGAAGCTTGCTCACCGCGCTTCTTTTCGCTTTCACATTTAGCACGGAAGCTTTTCTCTGGAGTATCAACACCAAAGATACGAACGCCGAGCTCAGGCTTCAGTGGTGCTGGAAGATATGGCGCGGTAACAACAACCGTATCACCATCGATTGCGCGAACAATGGTAGTATCATAGGTAACACCAACTGGTGTCTTCTGAGCAAGTGCTGGAGTGGCTAGCATTACAAGTGCTAGTGCAATAAACTTCTTCATATATTATTCCTTAATTACAGGTAGTTTGCCAGTAGATGTATCGTTCACCACGATGCCATTCTACAATGGTTATCGTATTCTTGATCTCTGCGTTCTCTACGATCAGAGGAAAGAGCACCTACAACAACACCGCCAATGATTGCTCCACAAAGCCAGCCACAACCACCTTTACGGCGTTCATGTTGGCTATAGTCTCTGTCTCGTTTGCGGTGTTCGGCAAAAGCCGGAGTGGTAATTAGCATGCTAGCAGCAAGAACAGATGCAATAAGCTTTTTCATATTAGAACTCCTCATCAATATCAGCAAACATAACTCGCTTTCGAGGGTCACCTGATGTGATACAGCGAGTAAGTATGAGAGCTTCTTTGTAATTCTTTGTATGAAATCTTACCGGAAAGATGATTTCATCATCCTCGGTTTCTAAAGACATTCCTACAAAGTAAGTACCATTTTCTTCTACCATGAATTTATTTATTCGTAGTAGATTCTTTCACCTTTACATAACTTAGTGTATCATAACCAGCATAACCATTCGCCCACTTGCTACGGGGCTGTTCCTTGAACCCGATCTTACTTTCATTTGCTTTGAAATAAGCTCGAGCAGCACTGCCAACTGAATAGTCATTCTCTGCTAGGATCTCAAAGTAATCTGATTCCCAAACTTTCTTGAACCAAACCTTATAGGTCTTGAGCTTCTTGGCTTTCTTGATCAGATCCTTCGTATTGCCTTTGCGGTTGTTAATAATACGATTGAACTCTCTATCACCAACCTTGGCTAGCGGTCCCCAAGATTCTGGGGACCTACTCTTCACTTCAATCATTCTTTTCCTCCACAGTATTCCATTTAAAGTGATTGCGGGCATAAACGATTCCAAGCGCAATGCTCATCGGAATCAATCCCCACGTTTCGCTGGCAATAATCCATGTAATCCAAAGGACTTGATTGCCGAGTCCAACTGCCCATGCACGTGGGTGATTGTTACCTGCCAGCAACGTCATCCAACAGGTAAGTTACAATCATGCTGCGTCTGCAAATTCTACGGCAGTTTCCAGTGCCTTAGTCTTAAGGTTCTTATTAGCACCATACCAAGCCGAAGTCAGACGATTGTCAGAATTACGACCAATCATGTGATCGGTCATGAAAGTGACAGCGTTGAATGCCTGCCACCAGCTACCTTCAGCAAATTCTGCACCAGGTTGCTGGTCCATGATTTCCAAAGCGATACCAGCATTCTTGCTGATTTCCTTCTTGGAACCGGAGACTGGGAAGACGCGAGTGAAGTAATCTACAATCGACTCGTCTGTGAAACGCTTCGAACCGAGATAAGCAGCCATTTCTTTGTACTTGGCAAGCTTTTCCTTGGCAACACCAAGAGTTTCCTTGACCAGATCACCATCGAATTCACGACGGTGGCTAACCTTTACAATCTTGCTCGACTGAGTATTGAGCGAGAGAGTCAGAGTGTTGTTGCAAACAACACGAATTGGAGTGAACCGGACGTCGATTGACCAGCCATATTTGTGAGGATTGGTGAAGAGGAGGTAGGACTCTACTGTATCACCCTTGAAAAGCTCGAAGCTTTCCTTGACCTTGGCAAGAGCCCAGACCAGCTGGCCGTCACGAAGCGAACCAGCAGTATGCATTTCCATTTCACCAGCAGCGACAAAGTCGTTGAAGAATTCGAAAGCAGATTCGTTTTGATTCGGAATCCAGTCGTCAGTGATAACGTCCAAGATCTTATTGTCAACATCACGAACCAGAGCAGAGTGGCCAACTGAAACCTGCTTACCAGCAATTTCAGCAAAGGCAGGAACCGGAGTCACTCGCCAATCAAGACCGGCAGCCTTGAGCATATCAGCAGGAGTAATATCGGCAGGAACTTCAGTACCAAGACCGTGCCAAGGAGTTTCACCAGCATAAGCCATCGAAGCTTTGCCATCCATAAATTCAATCATATGTGCCATAACAAAAACCTTTCCAATTGATAATTAAATATAGTCTATTTTCAAAATAATGTCAACAACATTATGCATTATTTTCTTCAAGAGCAATCAGCGTACCGAAGCCGAACATGCTGAGACCAAGGCCACCTTGAAGAGCGAACCGAAGAAAACCAGCTTCTTCAGGTACACACATTGTAATCAAACCGGCAATCATAAGAACATAATGCATAACAATCTCCATTCCTTATATTATTAGTATAGTATATTTTGATAAAAATGTCAACCGTTTTTTTCAATAAAATCACATACTAGCTGAAAAAAATCATCAGGCTTTTCGACTTCAAGGACCATCAAATAGTCACGAACATCCTCAGTGACTCCATGCTTTGCAAAGTAATTTGCAATGGCCTGTTCAACGGTTGGCATTCCAAAGTATTCAATGGTAGCAGAATTGCTCATACATCTTCTTCCATGTGGTTAACCATGATCTCGATGATCTTTTCAAAGTCATCATCAGGGTGCAGCATATGATCTGCAGAGATATCACTATACATTTCAGTGCAAGTCTTCATGGTTTCAACACCATGAGTTCCACCGAGAGCTTCATAGATAAAATCATACGGATCATCCTGAGCAAGAATATATTCATACAAACGAGTCATAATGTTTTCCTTTCATTCCTTATATTCTTAGTATAGTTTATTTTCATAATAATGTACATAAAAAAATGCACCCCAGAAACCCAGAGTGCATTTTTATTTTTGAATAAAAAGAATGGTTTAGTGTTCAGTATCAAAAAAGAATGTTTGGAATAACCGACCATCCTCAAAGGTAGATCCAAAATAGTCTACAGAAGCATGAAACATGTTGCCACGATAGAGGATCAAGCGATTATAGATGTTGCCGATTCGATCTACCTCATCCCACTTGGTATAGTCATATGATTCGTAATCGGTATCTACCTTCTCACGATTTCCTGTGGCCTTATGACGATACAATGAGGTGCCACCACTCACAGGCGCATTCGGTGTGAGGTAGCATACACCAGCCCATGTGTTGAAACTATCAGCATGAATCCAGGTTCTATCCTGAGCGGTACATAGTTGGAACGCACCGGTGAATCCACAATCCTCATGCCAGTTTGTCACAGCACCTGAGGTTGCAACAAGGTTGGAGATTGCCACCTTCATTGAATCATTCATAAAAGGCTTTGTACGAGCTCCAGGATAGTTTCCTTTGACGTCAAACGGCTGAGACAAAGCAAACTTACGAACTTCATCTGGATTGTCGTAGAAGTTATCGGCAATCACCAGATTCAGTTTCATCGGAACTTAGGACCCTCTACCCAGCACACCAACGAACGACGTACACCCTTTGTAACAGGAGTTACGCGATGGCGAATGAACGATGGGAATGCAATCACAGTACCCTTTGCACGGATCTCTTCGGCAGACAATCCTTCGTATTGAGGATCGATCTCAAAGTCACCACCTTCATAATCTTGTGGATCTGATAGCTGGATTACCAGAGAGATCTTACGATCAAATGCCGTAGGATTACCCCAGAACGTATCGTGGTGCCAGTCATACTTGCCATTCTTATCTGCATAATACGTAGTGTATTGGATATCATTTAGATAACTAATATCAAAGCCAAAGGCATTACGGTTTGCAGTCTGTGCAAATGCCCATAGCATAGCATCGAGATGTCCATCTGTTCCTGTTGGAATCCAACGAATCTCTGATGAACGATATTGATCGTTTTGAGTGGCTCCATCAAAGCCAAGAGCAGCATCAGCTATTGGTTGTTTATTACCGGTTTCGATAATAAGATCTGCTCGATTCGAGGTGATGCCACCTTTCCAGTATTGCCAAATTTGATTCATCATTTGTTTCCATATAGTTGGTGGTAGCTACGAACCATGTCGGCAGCTTTTTCGATATAATTGGAAGGCCGTTCAACGAAGACCTGAGCATCGATTTCATCATCAACACCAATTATAATCACGATGTCTTTGATTGCGATCCCAGTCATTTCCCAGAGCATGTAGGCATAGAGACTACACTGTAAGAAGTAACCTTCAATCCAGTCCTTACGCTTACGCTTAGTGGATGTCTTATAATCGATAATGGAAAGCCTACCATCGTAGTCTGCAATCAAGTCGCAGGTACCAGCAATCTTGAGATGATGGCTGAAGAGCGTGCATTCGGTAGCACGAATCATATCAACCTTTTCGTCAAGGATTCCTTTAATCTGGCGGAAAATTACCATGTTATGTGGTAAAGAAGTATCAAATTCTTGATCAAGAATGTACTTCTCACACATGTTATGGATAGACGTCCCACGAGATGCGGCTCGCGCAGAAA